TTCTTCATCCGGAGCCGTGGTGCCTTCCGTGTGGACGACAGCGCCCGTCGCGGACAGCTCAAACCCGATCTTCAGGTTGCCGCGGATGTAGGTCTTGCGGGCAAGGTTCATGAGGCCGTTACGCTCCCACGCCGTCCTGATTCTGCCCTCGATGATCGTCGGGACCGGAACCTGGCCGCCGGTGGCGTTCGTGCTGAGCAGCGCGCGGCACTCGTCGTCTTTGTCCGTCTTGATGTAGTTAGCAAACGCTTCGATGTACTCCTTGCTGGAGCGGATTTCTTCGAGAGTCATCTCTTTTCTTTCCTCCGTTTTTACAGATTCGATTACTTCGCCCTGACCCTGAGCCACGGCGGATCTGATCTCGGCACGCTTGGCCTCTGCCGCTGCGCGATTCGCGATTTCGTCGTTAATCGCACGCATTTCATTGTCCAGCGCATCGAGGTCTGCATCGGGAGCGTCGAGATCGACAACGATCTGCTGTTTGCGCTCCTCGAGCTGATCAATGCTCATATCTTTCAGTTCCATGTTCAAACCTCCGCTAAAATGCGAATTTTCTTCTTCTTGCGCTCAATCTTCTGCCGTCTGGCTTTTTCACTCTCCAGCGATGTCTTCGCGCTCTCCAGCGCAGAAGTCAGGCCACGTGCTTGGATTGACGTCGCTTCATAAGCCGGGAAAGTCACGGCAGAAACCTCCAGAACACGTGAGATCTTACGAACCTCACGGACCGGATGGTCAGAGTCGAGATTGTCCCAGTTATCCTCCGCGACGGAAAACATGAACGACATTCCGGAAATATCGCCACGCTCAACCGCCGAATAAAGGCTCCGTGCATCCGAATTGTTCTCTGTATCGAGATCAACACGGATCAACATGCCCTGTTCGTCCACGCTCATCTGCATGGTGCTGTTCGCATTGTTATTGCGTGAACGCGCAAGCGGGATCATGTTGGTATTGTGATTAACTAAAAAACGCACATCGCGGAGATCTGTTTCTGCGAGTGCGCCACTTGCGATTATTTCGTCATACCATCCGAGGTCTGTCCGTTCGTTGTAGACGATAGGCCGTCCGGTTAATGACCTTCCTCTTTCTCCTTCTTCGGCACGAACCTCAAAGTCGAACATCCTGATTTCTTTCAGTTCAAGCTCCATCTTCATTCTCTCCTACGTTGTAGTATTCGCCACGAATCGGCAGCTGCGACCCGATCGGCTCCGGAAGCGGTGTCATGTTCCAGATCTCGCGGATCTCATTTCTGCTCATCAAACCGCGGTCAGCCATCTGCGCCGAAACATCAAGTTTGTCTTTGTTACTCAGGTACTGCAGCCGGTTCGCCGTCGCCATTACCAAATTGCCCTGTGACTGCTCACGCAGCGTGAACAGCATCTTGGTCATCACTTCGCTGAACTGGATCGCGAACGGCTCAATCGCGCCCTCGTAGAACGCCGCCCACGCGTCGCCGTAGGCTTTGTTCATCAGGATGTCGTCGTTGACCCCGAAGTACTCGAACACGTTGTCCTTGATGGCCTTCATTTGCTCCGCGTCGATGATCCAAGGCTTGACCTCGATCTGTTTCACGTTGGCATAAGTGTTCGGGAAGAGCAAAAGGCCGGACGCTTCCGCATCACGTGAAAAGTTCTCGGCGGTGAACCGCTTGCGCTCCTTCGCGAGGTCATCGGCTTTGCTGAAGTTATTCAACTGGGCCATGAAGCGGTAAGAAGCCGCGCTCTTCACACCTTCCTGAATGCCCTGATTTTGGATGTGAATCAGATCCATCGTCGGAAGCAGCGCACCGTTCGTCTCACCGAAGAAGTCGCTTCGGTACTGGTACTTCGTCATGATCCCGCAGAACTCCAGCTCGATCGCAGCACGCTCGCCCCAGTTGAACTCGTAGCGCAGATAGGGCTTCCCGCCGAACTGCACCATCTCGCACCTCTGCGGCAGCGGCGTGTAGATCCCGGACGGCTCGCCGTAGCGGTCATACACCGGCACGATAAACGCCGTGTTGTGGATGTCGAGGATCGTGCTCAACCTGTACAGAAACTGCCCCCAGGTCTGAAACTCGTTCGGGCCGTGCTTCAGCTTGTTCTGGAGCGCCGGACGCGCCGAACCCTGTGTCTCGACCTTCAGCTTCGAGATGTGAGTCGCCCTCGCGTTGATTGCCGCCCGGATCAGCTCCGACTCGTAAACACCGCCACTCCAGCTCGTGAAGTGCGGCGTGTAGCCGTTGAGCATCTTGAACGCGCCCTCGAATTTGCCCTCCGGTTTTGGTCTCCTTCCGAAAATCCTGTCAAATAGCGACATTCGCTTTCCCTCGCTTTTGATATGCCCATAAGTATCCGTAAGCTCTTTTCCGCACTCCGGAGACGGCTTCCTTTACAGGCGTTTTTGCAAAACCTGTCATACGGTTCATTTCGTCATAACCGTAGAAAACAGAGACTACGTTTTTTGTGAGTTCATCAATCTGAAATACGATTCCAGCTTGACTGCACTCTTTTCCGACTTTCCCTTCTCTTCCGTTTGGCTTCCCTTTTTTGGCGTTGCTAATCTTTTTACCAAAGTCCGGAGCTTGTTTCTTCCCACGGTGGGCAACCGACATCTTGTGCTTTGTTTCGTCCGACATCTTCACGCCTTCTGCCGGATTTTCACCACCTGTCGAATTGTTGTAGCCAAACCTTCGATCGTTGCTCTTATACTGTGCGATCAGCTCTTTTTCTTTTGCGCAAGCGTCCTCCTTGGACAGACCGTCGCAAACTATTTCATGGGTGAAGTTTTCCCATCCATAGCGATTGATTGCGCTCGAAAAGTGCTTGTTTTGGTAGTATGCTTTTCCGCGCTTCCATCTATCCTCGGGACTTTGTGATGTTAACCCGATATACACTTTCCCACTTGGGGAAACGTGCTTATACACAGAAAACAGTCCCATTTCATCCCTCGTTCTTGAGTTGGTCGCCGATCTCGGCATAATGCTTTTGGCGCACGCACATTCCGTCAATTAAGGCTGCGGCTCCATCAATATGGTCATTCGGCGACAGTTTCACGAGCTTCCCGCGGCCCCGCTCTGTGCTCATCTTGATTGCCGAGTTGAGCAAGTGTACCTTGAGAAGGTCGTTGTCGCCTATGTGGAGTTTTCTGTCTTCGAGTAGCCCTTGCGTCTCCTGGATCACGCCGTAGAGGTTCTCGCCCTGGAACACATCGTCGCAATGGAACCCGTACTGCGTGAGCTCGCTTATCAAATACTGCGCCGAGTAGCGGTCGTAGCCCACTTGCAACGGCAGGATCTCGTAATCCTCCACGAGCATCCGGAACCACTCATAGCAGTCCTCGTAGTCAACGAAGTTGTCTCCGGACTCCTGCAGCAGCCCCCGCTGGATGTACAGGTTATACGGCAGGCCGTCACGCGCTATCGCTTCGTCGATCCGCTCCCTCGGCAGGAAGAATTTGGCAAACACATAGAGCTCGCCGTCCTTCTCGATCACCACGCAGGCAGCCGTCAGGTCGCGTGTCTGCGACAGGTCGAGCCCGCCGACGCAGTAGTGTCCCCGGAAGTCCTCCAGGTGCAGCTCCGGACCGCAGGCGCGGTTGACCACTTCGGCAGTCAGCCAGGCTAACGAGCTGTTCTGCTTCAGGCAGCAGTATTTCGTCATGAACTCTGCCTTCTTCGACAGAGATCCTTCCGCGATCGCGATCTCCTCGAGCATGTAGTCCACGGACACCGACACGCCGAGGTTCGGATTGCTCTTCCGGAGCTCGTTGATGTCGTTCCACTTCTCGGGATCGTCGATCATGTACAGGAACGGGAGCAGCCTCTTCTCTTTGCTCTCGCCCATCAAAAAACGAGTTGACCGTTTGATGAGTTCGTCATAGATCGAATCGTTAATATAGCCCGAAGTCGTGCAGGACAGCAGTAGGCCCTCGGATCGTGCGCCCATAGCCGACTTCATGACCTCGTACTGCTTCAGACCCTTGTCGCCTTCCCAGCTCGCGATCTCGTCGCAGATTGTCAGGCTCGGATTGAAGCCGTCGGACTTCTTCGAGGAAAATGCGATCTTCTTGACCGTACTGTTCGTTCCGGCAACTGACAGATCCGTCTGCCGGTGCCGCGCCAGCATTGAGTCGTCGTGCACCTTCCGGTGCTGTGTGTCCT